CCAGTTCATTGACATGGCGCACTACCCACGTTTCCGTGTGTTATGCCGGCATAGTGCAAACCCATACGCGGCCGTGAGTATTCCTAAATTGTCGAGCATGGCCTACGTGTTGGCGTCGGCGTGTATGTCGTCTAGACGCGCTTGTAGACCCCATAGGTCTTGTTTTAGACCGTTGGCTTGTTGTGGCTGGTGCTCTAGTTGTTCGAGTATTTCGTTGGCTTGTATGTCAGCGAGTTGGCTGAACAATGCGCGCAGCTCTTGACGGTCGGCTTCAGTCATGCGGGGTTTTGCAATGTTGCTCATTGGTAGTCGGGCCTTTCCCATTCTTGGACTTGTGACGTATAGATAGTTGGGTGTAACAGTAACGACATGTCGTTAAGCATGTCATGGTGCAGGCGTATTGTGCCATGCTCTTGTGCGCCTAATTGCTTTATGTCGAAACCAGTAGCCCAACCGTGGATTAGTACCCGGCATTTATAAACCTGCGCCAGTATGTATATGTGGTTCAGGTCATCGCCCGGGCGCGCAGCAAGTTTGGGGCTGGTGTTCTCTGTCGAGCGCACTTGGTAACTCAGCACGTCAAAACCGCCGCGGTCTGCCTCTAAGTCTTGCCAATGCTCACCCAATGACTTAGCTACGGCATACTCACCAATAACGCCAGTGATGTTGGACTGCCACCAGTTTTGCGCGCTGTACTTTGTGTTGTCTCTAGGTTTGCGGTCTTTTTGCATAGCGCGTATGTTTCGGCGCGCACCGCTAATGGCGCAGTATTCCAGTTCCTCGTAGTCGAGTGTTACTAGTACTTTGCTCATATGTCACTCAGTCGCGCTATAACTGCGTCTAAGTCTTTTGGATACCAGCAGTAGCACTCGTACTCGGCTTCGAGTAGGTACCGTTGCCAACGCAGCTGCGCGTCACTCTGTTTGTTACGGCCTGCTTTAAGCTCTGCGAACACTAGGCCGCCAGTTGGGTGGCTAAGCACTAAGTCTGGAAATCCTGCGTCGCCTTGGAAATGAGTTGCCCAACGCTCGCCGACTTGTGCTGGTTTGGCATGGTAAATTAACCAGCCGCGCAACTTAGCCACCGCGCACACTTGCTTCAAGAATTGTGCTTCAGTCATGCCGGCGTAACTATTTGGCATCGTTAACCATTTTGCAGTCTGGGCAAAACACTGCGTTTGCTATGCGTTCAAAGTCTCGGGCTAGGCGCTTGTAGTCGTTTTGGCAGTCGAGCAGTTGCTGTATGACAATGTTTAGTTCGCGCCTTAGGCTTTCGCATTGTTGTCGTGAGTCGTGCAGCATGCTTGAATATGCCCATAGTGCCTGCTCTGCCGGCATGTCGTCCGCGTTCATTATTTAACCTTGGGTATCGGTTTAATGTTTAAGAACATGTCTTTTGCCTCTGAGTAGGTCATGGGTGTTTCGGGGTCAAAATCTAGCCCACGTTCTGCACACATTTGGGTAAGCATTTTAATTTGGTTTGGGGTCGCGCCACCGCCGTTGCTTGGTTTGCTTGCCTCTGTTTGTTCGCGGGCCGATAGTCGAGCCTCGCCTATTTGCTTAGACCGTGGCCCCATAACTGAGGTTGGCGTTTCGCGTGGGCTGTCCAGCACCGGGGTTGGCCGCGCAATGCTCACTACTTTTGTGCGGTCATCTGATGCCTCTTGGCGTCCTAAAACCTCGTTGCTGGAGGCTATGGACTTATCAATTCCCATTCCTAAATATCCTAATGCCCGCCCCAAAACCGAGGTGGCTCCATTGGCTTGTTCGCTGTTTTTTGTGTATGGGGTTTTACCCGGGTACGGCTCAAAAATGTAGGCGGTCACGGGTATGGGGTCGTCCGGGTCACGGCTCACCGTTACCGAACACTCAATAAACAACTGGTCACCAACTTGGGTTATCTCTGGTCGGTGCTCGACAATACGCAGCTGCGGGAAAACCTTAAGCGCTTGTTTAAGACGTGTCTTTACGTCTACGTACTCAGAAAGGTCAAAAGCCATTACTCGTACCTGCCGCTTTCGTCATAGTTTTGTATCCAGTCGGCGGCCCACAATGTAACCAAGCCAAAAACTGTCATGACACCAACAAACGCAAAAACTCCTAGTGCCGTTTTCATTTTGCACCGCGCAATGCTTCGATATGTGCAATAAGCAACTGGTCAATTTCGCCACCAACTTGAGTAAGTCCTAAACCGTGCAGGTCTTGCACAATGGCGTCTAAACGGTCAATAATGCTTAGCGGTTTTGGTTCTAGCGCGCTTGGGTGTTCTAGCCGGCCGATGGCTTGGCGTAGGTCTTCGCAGAGTTTTGGGTCGTCCATTGCGTAGCTGTAAGCGTGAGCGCGCAAGTTGCGTACCAGCACGTCAGTTGTTTTGGGTCGAGTGCCAGCCCATAGGTTTGCTAGTGCTTGGTCTAAACGGTCAGTCGGGTTTACCATTGTTGTCTCTTTTCTAGTCGGGTTGAAAATAACTAACGGGTGTACGGTACCACAATTTTTGGCGCGCTGTTGCCTTTCCATGGTGCCCAGCCGTGGCGCTTAAATAATGCCAACGAGGCTTTAAGGTTTTTGCGGGGTGACCATAGCTCGGTCATGTGTTTGCGGACTATCCCAGACTCGACAAGGAACCGCTTGTTGCTGCCGTTTATTTGCATGATGCCATATGAGCCGGTGTATGGGTCGCGCTGGTTCCAAGCCCGGGCGAAGCCTTTAGACTCGCGCAAACATATTTGCATAAGCCGTGGCAAGTCTTTTTTCTGCCAGCCAACTTCTAAAGCCAATGGTTTGTAGCGGTTGCAGTTTGGTTCTACTGCCGCTCTGGTTTGTGTGGCCGGCACCAGTAGTGCAGCTGCGGCGAGTACGCCAAGTAGTCGTTTCATAGTTTCTGCCTTTCGTCGGGATAGGTAAAAACCTTAATGGTGTTGTTGAGACTTTGCGCGCCTTTGCGCTAAAAGCCTTATGCTGTAACGGTTTTAGCGGGCGCTGTTGGTAGCGGTAGGCTTTTCCATGCGGCTACAAACGCTTGTGGGTTGTCGGCCATGGCGGGTGTTAACTCGACGTGTAACCATAATCCACCGGGCGTGCCACCGTTCGCGGTTTCTGTCCAGTCTTTCCAACCGGGCTTACCGTCACGGTTACAACGCCAACCGCGGCCCCATTTCTCGCAACCTTTTTTGGTGGTGCCGGCGTAGTCGTGTACTTCTTCAATGCCTAAAGTCTCGTAGTTGGCTACTAACCAGTTTGCCCACATAGCGGCTGTGGCTTTGTCTTTGTAGCCAATGTCCGCCGCTCTGCCAGTCGCGTGCACGCTGAGACGGTCACTGCCGCGCATGTTACGTACTGCCCAAGTGCCTAGGTTTGTGAAGCCTTTTTTCTTAATAATGTCTACAAACTTTTCGGTGCCTGGTCTTTTGCCTAAGGCCGCGCCGTCAGTGGTGCCGGTGTAGTTCATGGCCGGCTAATCATGTCGGCGATGCGCGTTAAAAGTTTTGCAGCTGCTTCGCGCACAATTTTGAGTAGGCCTTTTTTGTCGTCGTTATTCATCGTTTTTGTCTTTCGGTTTGTCTTTTAGCCCGTTGGCGCTGAGTAGGCCAGCGAGTGAGCCGGTCAGAAATAGCAGTAGTGGCTGCAAGGTTGCCCATGCGCTTTTGTCGTTGTCTGATACGTCGAGCGGCTGGGTCACAAATAGCAGGCCGTAGATAAGCGACATAGTCGCTACAACAAAAGTTAGAGACAACGCGCAGGCCACCACAAAAATTAAGCGGGCTTTAATTTGCTCGCTGGTCATTCTTTCGGGGTGGCGCGGTGGCGGGATTATAGGCATTTGTCTGCCAGTATTCGAGTACTGCCAAGGCTGGCGGTGTCCACGGTTATTGTCGTTTCAGCGCGCAACGCCTTGTTTTTGGTGCGTACCTCTGGGCAGTTGACGCGCTCACGGTCTCCGCACGCAACAAGAATTGACGCAAACAAAAGCGCCACAAAACTAGCCCGCCAAATCATGCCGACCCAATATCTTCTATCCAAAATTGCGTCGGATATGTTGCGCCAGCTACAAGCGTGCCAGTTCCTGAACCACTTTGACGTTGCACGCGTAATTTACGTGTTATTGAGCCAGCACCGGGAGTAAAAACATGAAAGCCAATAAATGAAACATCTGCGGTCGTGGCTGGGCATAAAATTGCTTGTTGTTGAATGTTGTTTGAGCCGTCAGTCAAAAGAAAGTTGAAAGTGTCAGTTGATACGGTGCTATTAAAAAGACCGCCCCAGCAGGCTTTGTAAAGTCTGCCAGCAATTGCAGTAAAAGTAATTGTTGCCCCCGTTATATCAACTTGTGTGCCTGTAAGTGAACCTTGATTACTTGTTATGTTGATTGGCGCGGCAACTCTGCCAAAAGGAAAATTGTTCGCTTGGGCCGCTGTGTATACGGCGCCAGTTGTAAAAGTTGTGTTTGGTGAAGCCATTAGTACCCCAGTCTATTAAAGTCAAGTGTGCCGAAAGTGGCATTGTCAAGGATTAGGTAGGCGTTTTGGTCTACTGGTGAGACGTAGTACGTGTATCGAGCCTCACCGGGTACTGCGCTAAACGCTGCGCCTTCAATAATGCACTGGTAGGTGGTGCCACGGAAAGCCACGCTTACTTGCGCGCCAACACAAGTGCCTATTTCTAAAGAACCAGCGCCAGTGGATAAGTTCCACAGCTTGAAAGAGTTTTGAGCGTTGGCTAAACACGAGAAAGACGAAATGGCCAATGGCGCGGCCGTAAAGTTATTAAGCAAATAGTTGGCGTAGTCGCTGGCTTGTCCGGTAGACGCATTAAGCGTGTTAACCGTGTAAGTGCGAAAAGGCTTAACGCCTGTCTGCACGGTCTGAGCTGCGAAAGACTCGGGGTCTACCGTAACTTGGCTATAAAAGTTGTCGGCATAACTAGCAAACTCAATGTTGTCATACACTTGGAAACTGGCATTGTTTGTAGTGTCGCTAAAGTTGATGTTTGCTACTTGTGCACCAAATGGGGAAAACAACGAAACGCCGTTAAAAGCCTCGCGCATACGTCCATTGGTTGTTATACAAGCGCTGTTAATCCAGTCTCCCCAAGTGCCGCTTACGGTTGTTGCCGCCATGTCTGGCCCCGTGCCGCTGCTCGAATAGTTGATAGTAAGCCCGCTGGCCGTGCTTGCCGCTGCGGTTTGCGCCGAAATTGTGCCAGCTGCCATTGCATAGTTTTCGCCACTAGCTCTACCGCAGCGCGCTAAGTAGCCTTCAAGACTAATTATGAGATAGTCGGCGTTGCCCGTAGTGCCAACGTACGGTATGCCGTAAATAAATTGGACGTTAGAAATGCTTGCAGAAAATTGGCTGCGATAGATACCGCCGTCGTCCCAAGTCACTTTGACAGTTGAACCGGGCTTAATAACCGAGTTAGGCGCTGATGGTTGGCGTACAACAATGGTGCCGCTCAGGCTTGAATACTGGTCTAACTGTCGTTCACGGCCAGTCTTAAAGTTAATGCTCTGCACGTTGCTTAACGTAATAGCCGGCGTACCAGACGCGCCTTCTACGTCAACAACAAAACTTTGTACGGCCATTAGTACGCGTTGCTTACTCGAATAGGCACGCTGCCGTTAGTACGCATGTAGGCACGTAGCGCGCTTACTACTGCGTTCGGGTCGCCGCCTTGGACGTTAATAGTTACGTTGCTGGTGCTTACACGGCTGCCGTCCATATTTGGGCTAGCGTTAATGCTGCCAAGTATCGGGCCAAACGGGTTAGTAGTTGGTGCTGGTGCTGCGCCGCCACCAAACACGGTGCCAAGGCTTGCGTCTAACTGTTGGCCAATTTCCGTGACGCTCTGCGGGTCGAGCGCAAACCGTAATAAAAACTCAGTATTAGCGATAACGCTATTAACGCCGTCCACTATTGCTTGGGCTTGGTCAATGCCCGACTTGTACCACTTGTCGGCAGTCAACTTGGCGATACGGTCGGCAGCTGCGTTAATCGTTGTCGAGATACCAAGCAGACGGTCTATAGACGCTTTACCGCCAGCAAGCAGGCCTTTGATTATTTGTAGGCCTACGTCTGCACCGCTGGCAAGAATTGACTTGAGTAGCTCGGGGTCGTCTAGCCCGGCAGCGATAAGGTTTTCTATGCCGGTGGATAGTTCGCCAGCCTTTTTGGCTTGGTCGTCAAGTACACCAAAAAAGGTTTTGGCGCCTTCGCTGTCGGCTGCTGTAGTCCAAGCGTCGCCGACGTTAAATATGCCGCGCACGACGTCGCCAGTTGCCTTGTAGAAGTTGTTGTAATCTTCGGTCGCCTTGGTTAGTTGCTCATTGGCGCGCATAAGTGCGGGGGCAAACTTGTCTTTGACTGTTTGCACCGCATTGTCGTAGGACTCTTTGAGTGTGCGTACTGCCTCGGCATGCTTGGCGGTCTCGGCTGCGGCACGTTTAGCGGCTTTTGCTGCCTTGTCAGTGCTAGCAGTGCTCTTGGATATTTCTAGGTTTGCTAGGCGTTGCTGTTCAATGTCTACGGCTTTTTGGTAGTTGGCGCGTTTCTGGTCTGCGTCAAGCTGCAAAATAGTGTCTGAATATGCGCGGGTGTTGGCGTAGGCCAGTGCTAAACCGTCGTTAGTTTTGTCTAGCTCGGTTTTGAGTTTGCCGAGGTTAAGGTTTACGCCGAGTACTTTGCCGCCAAAATTAAGGAAACCACTGCCAAGGTTTACAAGGTTTACCCCGGTCTGCTTAAACCTGTCTATTAGACCGTCGGTTTGGTCTACGTTGCGTAGTATTGCGTCTTCGAGTGCTTGGAACGGGTCAACAAACCTACGTAGTTTGCCGCCGAGTTCGCTGATTACTCCGCCTAAACCGCGGTCGTCCATTATTTTTATGAGCTTGTCTACATAGTCGAGTAGTTGGCCGAGCATTGGTAGCACGCGGTAACCGATGCCTTCTACCATTTCGTCGAAACGTATTTTGAGTATCTGCAAACGGCCTGCGTAGGTGTTGGCGTTAGCGGCTGCCGCGCCACCAAATTGTGTGGTAAGCGCCTCTTGTGCAGCCTTAAAGTCTTTTGTTTTGATTATGTTTTCGTCGAGCGGGATACCCAACTTTTTTAGACTTGTAAAGTTGCCGTCATACGCACGCCCAATAGCCGTGCTGACAGC